CATCAGAAAACCTCAATAAAATCATGAGGTTATCGCAATGTATCACCAGAATCACAATCACAACACATTGAGATTCTCTCAGCGATGCCTCATCTCACCGATGAGGTTTTGCGATCCTGTGCCGGCAATCTGCGGCACAAAAATGGCACAGGCTTAGAGCCTGGGTTTCGGCTCGCTGAAGGCCGCCGCCGGGGCGGTGGCGGCGCTGCCGTCGAGCCAGGCGATGAAGACCTCGGTGCCAGTCAGGCGCCAGCAGCCACTGACTCGGTACAGGCCCGCGTAGAGCACGGCCCACAGGGCGCCATGCTGGCACGGGCCGGCGTCGGCGTGCAACTCCACGCGCAGGTCGCCGTCCACGAGCTCGGCCACCGGGCCCGCCTGCGCCAGGCTCGAGGCCAGCAGCATGGCGGCAGCCCAGTGCGTCATAGCAGCGCGGCCTCGGCCTCTCGGCGGCGCACCAGGCCGGGCAGCACCCGGCCGCTGGCGCGGGTCCAGCGCATCAGCTGCTCTCTCGCGCCAGCCCAGTCCTGGGCGTTGACGACGCGCCGCAGCGTGCTGGTCTGCAGGCGCCCCACGCCCAGGTTGTAGGCCCAGTCGACGATCGCGTTGCAGCGCGTCGGGTGCGCCACCAGCACCGGGCAGGCGCGCAGCACGCCAGGCAGGAACTCCTGGCGCAGCGTCAGCTGCAGCAGGCGCTCGGCGGCATCCTGGCTGATGGGCGGGTCGGTCAGCGCCACCGCCCGGCCGTCAGCGTACCGGGTCGAGCCGAAGCCGATCGTGGCCACGCCGGCCGGGCACAGGTAGGGCCGCGACCGGAAGCCTTCGAACCGGCGGCACAGCTCGGCCGCCACGTCCAGGTTCACGCCAGCCCCCGCCGCTGCAGCGTGCGGTCCAGGAACCAGTAGTTCAGCGTGCCCGCCACCAGCGCGGCGAAGTCGGCCGACATAGCCAGCTTGAACACCTCGGCCGGCGGCATGCCGGCCAGCCAGGACTGCCAGGCGAACCAGACGTGGACGAAGGACCAGATGCCCAGAATCCAGTAGGTCACCACCGGCCGCACGCTGGCCGACAGGCTGGCCACCCAGCCGCGGGCGGCCTTGGTCATCTCGGTCTGCTGCTTGATAGCCGCCTGCAGCGCTTCCATCGCGCCGGCGTCGATCGCCGCCTCGCGCTGCGCGCCGATCTCCTGCAGGCGCTGGGCGCCGCGCTGCGCCTCGAGCTGGCACTGCCGGTCGAACATGGCCAGCTCGTGACCGCGCTCGTGCTTCTTGTCCAGCCACTTCAGCACCTCGGGCGCCAGCCGGAACAGGCCGCCCAGCAGGCTGCCCAGCACACCCCCGCCGATCAGGTCGAGCATGTCACTTCCCCCAATGCGTGGCGAACCACGACACGATGCCGCCGAAGAGGCTGGCGAAGGTCATGCCGGCCCACAGGCCGCCCTTGCTGCGGTTGGCCAGCGCCAGCAGCTGCCGCACGTCGTCCTGCAGCGCGGTCACCTGGCTGCGCAGCGAATGCACCTCGGCCTCAAGGCGGCCGAATTCGCGTGGGTCGATCTCGGTCATGTGAAAGCCCCGAATCAGGTCTTGATGATGAAGTGGATGGCCAGGTAGGGCGGCAGGTTGGCGTCGGTGGCCGATGAGCCCTGCGTGCTCGTGCTGCCCGACACGCTGTGCGTGTGGTTGGCGCTGACGCCGCCGGTGGTGAAGGTGTGGGTGTGGTCGCCGGCAGAACCGGTGTAGCCTTGGTTGTCGTACAAGGATTGACCGATCAGTACATTTGGACCGGCCCCATTGGAGGCATACCTCTCGATTGAGTGTTGATGGTTTCCGTTGGTGCTGGTCGTCCCACTGTGCGTGTGGCCCGCGCTTTCCGTTCCGGTCGTCGCGCTGAACGTATGCGAGTGCGACACCAGCGTCGCGTCCTTGCTGCCGCCGGTGGCGGCCAGCGCGTAGGACGACCCGGCGCCCACCGCGAACCTGTTCAGGTAGTTGGGCAGGTTGAAGGTGGTGCTGCCGTCGCCCACGCCGAACGTGGTGCCGATCAGCGCGAACAGCGCCGCGTAGGTGCTGCGGCTGACCTGGCTGCCGTCGCACATCAGGTAGCCCGTGGGCGGCGTGTTGGTCGGCCACATCTTGATCTCGCCCGTCTGCGCCAGCTGGCCGTCGTTGGGCGCATTCGCCAGAGTCCTCGTCTTGCTCATCTCGTCACCCCACCCACGTGATCATCAGATAGCCCGAGCCGCCGGCGTTGCCGGCCGTGTTGATGGCCCCGCCCCCGCCCCCGCCGCCCGTGTTGGCCGAAGCTGCCGACCCGCCCGCAGCGCCAGGCCCGTAGCTGCCGCCACCGCCGCCCCGGCTGGCATTGGCCGCGCCGCCGCCCGACATGCTGGCGCCGCCAGAGGCGCTGCCGCCCCCGCCCCCGCCGCCGCCCTGGCCGCTCTGGAACACGACGCCCGCCGAGCCGCCGACGCCGTTGTCACCACCCGCGCCGCCGGTGCCGCCGCCGCCCGCGCCGCCGATGTTGCTGCCCGAGCTGGCGCCCACGGCGCTGAAGCCGCCACCACCCCCACCGCCGCCGTCGGTGCCTGTCTGCCCCTTGGCGCCGCCACCGCCGCCGTAGGCCGTCACGGTGCCAAAGGTGGTGTTGCCGCCGGCGCCGCCGTTGCCGTTGATGGCCCCGGCCGTGCCTGCCGCGCCCACCGAGTAGGCGATCGACGCGCCCGCGGTCACGGGCAGCTCGATGTCGACCACCGCGCCGCCCCCGCCGCCGCCCCCGCGGTAGCTCGAGGTGTAGCCCCCGCCGCCCCCGCCGCCCGCCCCCACCGCGAACACGCGCACCGAGCTGACGCCGACCGGCACGGTCCAGTTGCCGCTGCCCGAGGTGAAGACCTGGGACTGCGACTTGCCCCCGCTGAAGAACTGCGACAGGGTGCTCATGTGGTACTGCTCCTACTGCTTGTTGCTGCTCAGCCGAACACCCAGCCGAGCGTCGCGCCGGTGTAGACCAGCGTGATGGTGGCGTTCAGGCTGTCGATCGTCAGATCCTCGGCCAGGTTCTGGATCTTGTTGCCGTTGCGCGCGACCACGCAGGTCGTCGTGCCCGACAGGTTGCTGATCTGCACCTCGTCGCCCACCGCCGGCGCGGCCGGCAGCGTCAGCGTCAGCGAGGCCGTCAGCACGTAGCGCGTGTTCACCGCGGCTGCGGTGTTGACGGCAACCACCTCGACGCCCGGGCGCACCGCGTAGGCCCCGTAGCCCACCAGGTCGATCACGTCGTTCAGCGCCACGCCCGAGGTGAAGACCACGCTCGTGCCGTTGGTGGCCGTGAAGTCGGTGCCGTTGCGCTGCTTGACGCCGTTGCGCCACACGTCGACCTGGCCCACCGTGTAGGCGATCGCGAACGTCGTCTGGCCCGCGGTGGCGGTGTAGGTCTGCCGGGTGGACGTCAGCGTCGCGGCCACGATCTGCGCGTCCACGTAGGCCTTCGTCGCCGCGTCGGCGCTGGCCGTGGGCGCGGGCAGGCCCTTGACGATGCAGTTGTCGGTGCGGAACTGGATCGACGCCGGGATCTGGAACGAGACGTTCGTCGCGGCGAACACCTGCACGCCGCTGACCGCGAGCCCGACCTGGCTGGCGCCGGGCCGGTAGAAGCCGCTGCTGGGTTCGTTGGTGAAGGCAATGCCGGGCGCTGAAACGCTGCCGTCGCTGAGCCTGAAAGGCGCCAGCATGCCGCCCTCGCCGTTGCGCGACAGCGAGTTGGTCAGCGCGGTGGCGATGTCGTTCAGGGTCGGGTTGGCCCACGACGCGTCGATCGTGGTGCCGGTGACGACCGGGTTGCCTGCCGGCAGCGTGTAGGTGCCTGATGCGTTGCGTGGCATGTCTCAGTTCTCCGTCATTGCAGCGCCGTGGGCAGGCCGCGCAGCAGACCCAGCAGCTCCTGCTCGGCCAGGGTCAGCGGCTGGCCGGCGGCCAGCTGCCGCTCGAGCAGCTGGATCATGGCCTGCGGGTTCTGCAGCGCCTGCGCCAGCGCGGCGTCCTTGTTGGCGTTGGCCTTGCCGCGCGCCCAGTCGAGCGCCGTGCGGCCGGGCGCCCCGGCACTGCTCAGCGCAGCCTCGGCCACGTTGCCGGCAGCCTGCGCCGCGATCGTGTCGCTGGCCGTGTTGCTGCCGCCGCCCGCAGTGGCGCTGCGCTTGACGCCCTGCACGATGTTCTGCGCGCGCAGGGCGCCCAGCACGGCCTCAAGCCGGGCGTTGGTGGTCGGGTCCAGCACCAGCTCGCGGCGCGGCCCGCGGGCCTTGTCCAGCGCCCGACCCAGGCCGGCCTCGGTGACCTTGGGCACGTCGCCACCGGCATCGGCCGACACGCCGCGCACGCGCCCGGTGGCCGGGTCGATGAACGACTCGCGCACCTGCCCGGCCGCCTGCGACGAGCGCACGATGTCGCTGTCGCGCTTGTAGGACTGCAGCACCGGGCTCCAGCGCCCGCCGGTGGCGTTGTTCAGGATCGAGTCCACCTCTTGCAGCACCGACATCGTGGCGGGGCTGTCGCGCGGCGCGGCCTGGTAGGCCGTCGTCGGCAGGGCCGGCGCCTTGGCGGCCAGGTTGGCGCGGATCGTGGCCAGGTGCTCGGGCCGGAAGTCGGGGCCCAGGCGGTCGATCTCATCGGCCACCGCGGTCAGCATGTTGCGCACCGCCGGGTTGCTGGCTTCGGCCGTGCGCGTGGCCAGGTCGAGGTTGGACCGGAAGGCCGCCAGGTCGCGCGCGAAGGCCGGCTCGTTGATCGTGGCCATGGCCTGGTTCACCAGCACCTGCCGGTTGGACGACCGCAGATCCCGGCGCGCGCCGATGTCGTCAGCGCCGCGCGTGGCGCGCGTGAGCTCGTCGTAGACCGCGCGGGCCTGCTGCTGGTCGAAGTCGTACCAGTCGGCGCCGCTGCGGGCGCGGCTGCCGGCCTCCAGGCGCGCGAGCTGGGGGTCGCCCAGGGTTGCGGCTGTCGACAGCGGGATCGAGCCGCCTGGGCCCGTCTGGCGGCCTTGCTGGGCCAGCTTGATGCGCTCGATGGTCTGGCGCAGCACCTGCGGGCCGGCCTGGCCGCCCTGCCCCAGCTCGGCCGCCACCTGATCGGCGGCGCGGCTTTGGCCGCCGGCTTGGGTGACCATGCGCCGGGCCTGGTTCCAGCCAGCCATCACCGTCGGTGCGGCCGCGCTCAGCGCGCCGGCCGTGACCATGTTGATGCCGCGGTCCTCGCCCGGGCCCACCGGGTCGATCGCGCCCAGCGCGGTGCCCGTCAGTGCAGCGTCGGCCACCAGCGCGCCCGTGCCCATGCGGGCCACCGTGGGCGCGGCCTTCACCACGCCCAGCGCGCGCGGCAGCGCGGTGGTGGCACGCAGCGCGCCGCCCACCGGGATGGCCAGCGTTGGCGCCACACGCCCGGCGATCTGCAAGCCCTGGCCCACCAGCTCGCCACCCGGCGCCGCGGCAGCCAAGCGCTGATCGAGCGCGCGCTTCTCGGCCACGCCTTGGCGCGCGGCGGCCTGCTGCTCGGGCGTGCCGGTCAGGTCGGTGAACAGCTGCTTGGCGCCGGTGACCAAGTCCATCATGCCGGCGCCGACGTTGGCCGCGCCGCGCTGGAACGGGCTCATGTCGGCCAGCTGCTGCTTCTGCAACCGCTCGCGCTCGGTGTCGTAGTCGATGCGGTTGTAGAACTCGCCCGGCGTCAGGTCGCTGTAGAACTGACGCCGCAGCGCCATCAGCAGCTCGTCGTCGGGCACGTCCGCGTACATCGGGAACTTGGCCCGGACGTCGGACATCTTGATCTGCTGGTCCATCAGCGAGGCCTCCGCAAGCCGAGGGGATCGGCGGGATCAGGCACGTTCATGCCCCCCGGCGGTCGATTGCCTCCCGCAGGCGCCCCACCACCACCACCCGGCTGCTGCGACAGCGCCCGCCCGGCCCGGGCTCGCAGCGCGTTCATGTAGACGGGGTACGAATCCATCTTTTGCTTGACCGTGCCCTGCTTGTCGCCGATCTGCGGCACCAGCTCGGCCACCTTCTGCTTGGCTTCGGCTTCGGTGACGCCGGCGCCCGTGGCAGCACGCAGCAGCGCCTCGGCCATGCTGTTGGCCGCCTGCACGAACATCTGCCGGTCCTCGGGGCGCAGTAGGTTGGCGATGTCCTGACCCACGCCGGGGATGAAACCAGCCACGCGCTCGCCCACGCCCGGGAATGCGGCCCCCGGGTTGCGCTTGATGATGTCGGCCATGTTCTGCCGCGCGTTGTCGGCTTGCGCAAACCAGGAAGCCGCCTTGCGCTCGTCCTCGCTGGGAGACGACGAACTGACCTTCGGGTTGACGTTGCCGCTGTAGGGGGTCGGCTGGCCGTTGCTGTCGTAGGTGAACAGCGCGCCCGAGGGAGAGCGCATCACAGGCTCGCTGTTGGCGCCCGATCCGATCTGCACGGCATTGCCGGTGCCCAGCGGCCCGGCGCCAGCCATCATGCGTCCGGTGTCGGCGTTCTGCTGCGAGATCTGCAGCTGCAGCGTCCGCATCATGTTCTGGATCTCTTGCTGCGCCCGCTGCGCATCGGCACGCTCCTGCGCCGTCTGCGCGGTCAGCGCCATCTGCTCGTAGGCCTTGGCCTGCTGCAGCAGCATGTCGACGCGCTTGTCCTGCGAGGCGAAGGGGTCGCGGATGAACTGGCCGTCGGGCGTCAGCATGCCCTGCGCCAGCTTGATGGGCTCGCGCGCCGCGGTGGCGCGCTTCAGGAACTGCGCCTGCACCGGCTGGAAGCTCTCGCCGGCGTATTGCGCCGCCATGGCGTTGAGCATGGCGGTGTCGCCCTGGCGGCCCTGCTGCCGCGCGAAGGCCTGCAGCGCCGAGGTGTCGACGTCCTGGTCCATCAGCTCGGTGCCCTGCTGGTACAGGCCCGCGGCGCGGCGCCGGTAGGCCTCGACGGCTGCGGGCAGTGCGCTGGGCGGCGTCTGCGCGGCCTGCGTCAGCGTGCCGCCCACCGAGCGCAGCGCGCGCGGCAGCATGCGCCGGCGCTGCTGGTCGGGCAGCAGGCCGTAGTCGACAGCCTCGATGCCGGCGTCGATGTCGTCCAGGCCGGTCAGCTCGTCCATGTCAGGCCTCGGAGCCGTAGGTGGGCACGTTGCCGTAGGGGTCGGCCGCCGGGCTCATGCCGGGCCCCATGCCGCCGCCCATGCGCCGGCGGCGCATCTCCTCGAGCGCGCGGCGCTGGCGCTCGTTCATGTCGCGCATCGACGCATCCATGCCGCCCTGCTGCTTGCCGGCCATGTAGCCCTGTGCGACCTTGCCCGCAGCGCCCAGAATGCTCGGCGCCACGTAGTGCTTGCCGACCATCTGGCCCTGCAGCGGGTCCAGCGAGCTCTGGCGCAGCGCGTCGATCTGCGCCTGCCGGCGCCGCAGCTCCTCCTGCTCTGGGCGCATCGCGCCCATCTGCAGCAGGTACTCGAACATCATCTCGTCGTTCATCACAGGCCTCCGTAGTTCACCTGCAGGTAGCCGCTGGCGTGGCGCTTGACCAGGTCAGGACGCACCGCCTGCACCTCTTGGGCAATCACACCGCGTTGCGGCATTCCCATCATTGTGTACGTGTAGATGCCCACCCCGATGGGATGAGTGCCCACGCGCACGATGTCGCTCTTCAGGCGCGCGTCGCTGAACTGGAAGGCTGCCGCCCCCAGCTGCCCCAGCCCGCTGAGCGCGCTGCCAAAGGCGGCCTGCTCGGCGTTGTAGGCGCCCAGCTGCGCGTCGTAGCCCATCTGCGTGGCGCCCAGGATGTTGGGCGTCTCGGCCCGGCCCGAGGCCTGGAACGACGGCATGTTGGGCATCTGCACCTGCTGGCCCGACAGCAGCGCGTTCATCTCGTTCAGGCTCATGCCGCGGCGCTGCATCTGCTCGGCGATGGCCTGCTGGCGCAGCCGGTTCTGCGCGTCGGCGAAGCGCTGGTTGACGTCGAACTGATTGGTCACGGCCTGGTTCTGCGCGCCCATGCGCGCCTGGTCCAACGCGGCGGCCTGGCCCAGGGCCTGGTTGTTGAACTGCGCCGCGCCCAGGTTCTGGTTGAAGCCGGTCTGCGCGGTGGACATCTGCATGCCGAACAGGCGCTGCATCTCGTTGCCGCTCTGGTCCAGCGCCTGGAAGCGCTCGCCGGCCTGGCGCTGCTGCAGCTCGTCCAGGGCCCGCTTGTAGGCTTCGCTGCCCGGGTCGAAGCCGCGGTTGGCCAGGTTCGTCTCGAGCTGGCGCGCTTGGTAGTCATGCACCGGCTGCATGCGCTGCATCAGCTGCGTGGCCACCTGGTCGCGGTAGCCCGAGTCCACCTGCGGCAGCGCGCCGAAGTTGAAGCCCGTGGCCAGCCCCGGCGTGTAGTCGGTCAGGCCCGTGCTCATGTTGCCCGGCGCGTTGGCCTGGGCCATCTGCGGCAAGCTGCCGTAGTCGAACGGGCGGCCGTACTCGTCGGCCACGCGCCCCATGAAGCCGCCGGCCAGCTGGCTGCGGCCAAGCTGCGTGCCGATCTGCGCGTCCACCGCCTGCTGCAGCCCGGGCGCCAGCGTGGTGTTCTGCGTCCACTGGGTGTAGGCCTCGCCGGTGACAGGGTCGCGCACGGCCTGGTTGTTCCAGGACGTGGTGCCGAACGGCGTCTGCTGCGTCGGCCGGTTGGCGTAGTTCTGCATCTGGAGGTTCTCTTTCGAGATCTCCCCCTGCAGCTTGGCGGCGCCGACGTAGTCAGGCGGCGGCGGTGCTGATCCCTTGCCCATGGCGGGCCTCCTTGATCCAGCGGCACTCGTCGTGCCTCATCTCGAACATCACGCAATCGACGGTGCGCGCCATCTCGCGGTAGCCCAGCTTGCGCACCAGGCGCAGGCACTCGTCGTTGCCCTGGTCGATCAGCGCGTAGACGGCGCTCTTGCCGGCGCGCAGGAAGGGGTACTCGAAGGCGGCGCGCAGCAGCTGCCGCGTCAGCGCGTGCGGCGACTCGAAGGCGACGTGCATGAAGCAGCTGTCGGTCTGCCAGCCGTTGCAGCCCACGGCCGCGGCGATGCTGCCGTCGTCGCGCATCGTGCCGATGCAGCGCAGGTCGCTGCTCCACGGCAGGCGCGTGCGCGCGTGCAGCCACTGCCACACGACAGGCGGCTGCCCGGCCTGGTCGGTGACCAGGCGCATCAGTTGCCGCCCCCCGTCAGGCCGCCGTCGCTGTACACCGGCTGCGCGGGCGTCAGCGCGGCGTAGGCGTCGTCCTTCTTCTGCTGGTTGCGCGTCAGCAGGGCCTGCAGCTCCTCGTCGCTGAGCGTGGGCATCTGCAGCACCGGCGGGTTGTTGGCCAGGCCGGTGGGCCCGGGCATCATGCCGATGGGCGCGCCCGGCGCCTGCGCGGCGTTGGGCATCATCGTGACGCCCTGCGGGGGGCCGCCGGCCTGGTTGGCGAACTGCTGCGCCGAGGACTGGCGCAGGGCCTTGATCAGCGCGCTGTTGTACAGCCCGTCGCCCGAGGCGCCGGCCATCCACTGGCCCGTGCCGCCCACCTGCTGCACGGCCGGCATGCCCGTGGGCACCGACGGCACGCTCCAGTTGGCCGGCAGACGGCCGCTGCCCAGCGGGAAGCCGCCGCCGATGCCGGGCAGCACCTGGGGCTGCGGCGCCGGTGCGGGGGCAGGCGCCTGCGCGCGCGGCGCGTAGTACTCCGGGCCTGCGCCGCCGCCCACGGTGATGCCCGAGGCAGCCTCGGCCTCGGTGCGCGTGGGCGTGCCGTTGAAGTACTGCTCCCAGAAGGCCATGTCGTCGGTGGACGGGTACACCCAGGCCACGCCGTTGTGCAGGCGCGAGGCCTGCTGCAGTTGGTCTTCGGTCAGCGCCATCTCACATCACCCCGCCAGGTTGGAACATCACGTTGGCCGACAGGAACGAGGTGCCCGGCAGGCCCTGCATGGCCAGTCGCAGCGAGCCGTAGTAGCCCAGGCCGCTCAGGCCGGCCCAGGCCTCGTAGTTGTTGGCGGCCGTCCAGGTGGCCGTGCCCCACACCCCGGTGCCCCACAGCGAGGCGCCCGCGCCGGTGAAGATGGGCGTGTTGGCCACCGCGTTGAAGGTGTACTGGGTGTTGATCGACACCTGCACCGAGGGCGCCGCCGGGCCATAGAAGATGGGCCGCGCCATCTGGAACTGCTTCAGCGCCGCCGGCGAGCCGAAGGCGTTGAAGGCGCACTGCGCCTCGCCCACCACGTAGCTGCCGCCGCTGCCGGCAGACGAGGCGCCGTCGACCTGGCCGTACAGGCCGCGCGCCACCTTGCCGTCGAGCTTGCCGAACCACAGCTGCCCGGCCACCATGGCCGCGCTGCGGATGGGCATGCCCTCGAAGTCGCACCAGGCGCCGGTGGTGACGTTCATCGCGAACTGCCGATAGATGCCGCTGTCCACCGGCAGGCTGATCAGCAGCACCTCGCTGCTGGGCACCG